GTGCCCGAAGGCCAACTGGGAGAGATCACAGGGCGCTGAGCGCCCGTGGGGAGATACTGACAACCGGCGAAGAGGCCGATGAAAGCATCGCCAGCAGCGGCGGCCTGAAGTGTGCCGTCGGTGCCCATTTTCACAGGCTGACCAGTGTAGAGGTCAGCCGCATAGGTGGACAGGATTGTACCCTGCATTTCACGGATGATGCCCGAGGGGCTATAAACCGCCCGGAGACCGAAGGGAGCATTGGTCGAAGACATCTTCGAATCCTTTTGCTAGATGGGGGGAACCGCCTCAGTCGAAGACTGGAGCGGGAGCTGCTTCACGCAAGCTCGACATGCCGTCTTCCTCGACCACTCGTGTCTTGGCACTACGCGCGCGTGCTTCCATCGAATCCATATCAGACGTGACCTTCTCCTCCTCACGCAGAGGCGCGTCATGGTGCGACTCTCTCATGAAGCGGTAGTAGAGACGCTCCGGCAGCTTGGCCGCAATCATCTCGTTCACGCCGATCAGGCCAGCGTATTCGCCGGTCTTGACGGTTGCGTATTCCCAACCCGGAACCTCTTCAGGACGAACCGGCTCGTATCCGAGACGGAAGCGACCCTGAATTGAATCGCGCGGGTTAGTCGTCGTAAGCCAGCACGAATGATAGCCCGGAATCTCAGGCAAATCAGGCAGTGCGCTTTGATAAAACGCATCTCGAAACATCTGCACTCGGTCGTCATCGGAGATCTCTCGGTTCTCTGTGACTGCGCGATCATCCATCGCACGGCTACGACGCGCCGGGTCAGATACTTTCTTGAGTCGTTCATCGTTACCTAAGTTCATAGCTCGCTCCTTCAGCGTGCAGATTTCAGTTCACGATCCGTTTCTTGGTAGCGCTTCAACATGCGCTGCCTAAGAACCGGGTCATCCCAGTAGCCAGCGTCACGCATCGCTTGGATGCGCTCGGCGCTGACGAATACTTTCTTGGACCCCGGGGCACTCATTTCCCGGGTTCCGCCGACAGGGGGACCACGCCTGCCGGTCTGTTGAGATCCAGTATAGTCTGAATCGTCATCATCTGCAAAGCGGTGGGGGAGACGGTCGGAAAGGCGGCGGTCAAGCTCCTTCCAATACTTCTTGGTGGAGGGGTCGTAACCCTCAGCCGTGAGGCCAGCATCAATAGCCTTGGCGGCTATTGAGTCAGGGTCGTTGCCGTTGGCGTTGAACCAAGTGTGCTGCGAAGCCCACTTCTCAGCGCGTTCCTTCACGGCGTGGTTTTGAGGCGCAGGCTGCTGAGAGAACTGGGTTTTCACCCGGTTGATCTCAACAGCCTGGGCCATGGCCTGATCACGTTGACGGAGTAACTCAGGAACCTTTGCCCCGTCGCCGATCTCAATGGCCTTTGCCAGCGCAGCTTCTGCGTTTCGTATGGCGTACACAGCCTGATTGTAGTTCTGATCAAGCGAGCCCTTCTGGGCAGAAATGGCGTGGTGCTCGACAGCCTCAAGGCGCTGCTGAAGCGTCTTGTTCTGCTCGATCAGCCACTGCATCTCTTCTTTTGTCTTGTCGCGAGCAAAGCGCTGGCCTTCACGGCGGCGCTTGCGTTCGTTGCGGCGAGCCTCACGTTTTCCGTCCTCTTCTTCGTTGCGAGAGTCGGAAAGTCGCTCATCTTCGCCATCATCACCGTCCATAGGATCGTCAGCTTCGCTTTCGATCTCAACGGCTTCAAGCTTCTCTTCTTGGATCTCGGCCTTCTCGGTGCTGTTCATGTCAGACTCCCACCGGCTCATCATCATCATTCAGGGGATCTTCAACGCCACCGACGATGTTGAGGTCATCAAAAATGGCAAATTGGACCTTGTCGATGTAGTCATCATCAACTTTGTAAGCCCTTTCCCAGCGAAGGCCGCCGTATTTGGGCACGAAAACGTATTCGTTAGCCTCGCACCAGCGCCCTTCGGCCCATGGCTCCATGGTGTTGCGATTTTTGTAGGCGAGCGGCCCAACAGCGAGCACCTTGGCCACGCAGGTATTGTCCATCTGCGTGTCGGTCGCCTCTTTTGTCATAAAGAGGCCGCTTTTGCGCCTTGTACGCACTCGGCGAACCTGCACAAGGATGCGGGAGCCAAAAGGCGCAATTCCCGGCTTAACTTGCGGAAACAAGATTGTTTCCCTATCCCCAGATTGGCTTAGCGCGGCGTCGTTTACCATGCTCATCGTCTTCTCCTTCTGCCAAGGTCTCCTCGATGATCGCGATAGCGCGACCCAGACCGGCGTAAATCCCTGCCCTGCGCCCGTACTCGAAGATTGAGCCGTCGCCGGGCTGCACCATAGTTTCGTGGGCTACCCGAGATTGGTCCTCGAGCAGCCTCTTGATGATGATGTCAATCATGTAGTCTCCCTGTCAAGACTACTTTTTCCCATTAAAGGAACTTAGTCCACTCTTGGCTGGGGAATCATTCTTTCCAGAAAGATTCCTGTGGATACCATAGGATTTATGAGCCTTGACCATGTCGTTGACCATGTTCTTGCCCTCTGGGGCATTGTTCACGGCCAGACCCATGGCGAGGCGCTTATGCTGCGGGAGAAGGGAGTTATCCATCGTAAACCTCAGGGGTTGATGCCGTGGCCGGTTGAAAGGTTAGACTTGCCGCCGTGCTCGGCCTCAAATACGGCAAGTTCTTTCGCGGTGCGGTTGTCCGCATCGTTCATAGACTGCTTGGTAGCGATCTCCATCTGGCGCTCTTGCATCTTGATCTGGTCAAGCTGTGTTTCACGGGAAACACGGGCCTGATCAAGTTGAAGCTTCGCTTGATCATACTGCGCCTTGCGCTGCGTCTCAGCCATTAGAACCTGCGTGGGATCCTGCGGCTTGGGCGGCTGGAACTGCTGCAGGAACTGTTGAGCGGCCTGTATGACAGCTGGGATCCCCTGCAACGATTGCTGGATCTCAGGCATGAAGCGCTGAGAGGCCATGGCAAGAGTGCGATCCAGCTCGGCAGAGACCTGCTCATCCTTGCCGCCAAGGAACTGATCCAGCGGAATGCCGACGACGTTGCTGGTCTGCTCGTAGATGTAGAGCGAGTACCAGTAGACCATGTGCTCCTTGATGTGCTGGAGCACACCGGGGATATACACTGGGCCAATTAGCTGGCTCATGCCGAAAATAGGGCTCTTCAAGTAGTCCAAATGCACTTGGAGATGGGCGAGGTGGTCCTGCATTGGGAAGGCCGCCACCGGCCTCCCCAGCGTCAGGGCCAGGTTCTCATTGACGGCGTTGAGCTCAATAGGTTCCGGCTTCTTCGCCATCAAAGACTTGAAGTCGGGGATCTTCATACCCTCAAGGAACCGCTCTTCAACGGCCCGCTGATCGTAGAGGGCAGGCATTGCCGCCGCCCTCTGCACCACAGCCTGCATCTGGGCGGAGCGTTGCACGTCTGAGAAGATGTTTGGATCAGATACCGGGATCACATCCATTACGCCAAGGAAGTCCTTGGCCTTGCACATCTCTTCTCCAGTAACGCGCATGATGTAGTCGTCATCAATGTGCTTGGAGTTGAGCCGGTGCAGAACCTTCAGCGTCATGCCCATGGCGTAGTGCAGGCGGGCATGGATCGCCGAGAACACGGTCATGCCCTGTTCGATCATGGCAAGCGTGGTGCCCACGGGAACATTGGGGTTCTGATCGGCCAGCTTGTCGTATGTGGTGCGGACAACGCCTCGAGCGGCCTCAGTCACAAAGCCCAGAAGCTGGTACAGCACAGGGTTAGGCGGATTGAATGGCACCGGCATCGCGATCTTGCGCACGTCATCGACGCCCACGCCGCCCTCGATCTCCGTCACCTGCGTCGGCTCAATACGATCAGACTGGCCGCCACGAGAACCGCCCTTCAGCTTCAACATGCCAGGGAAGTTGTTGATGTGTGCCGAATCCAGAAGCGCCCGCAGAGAGCCAGTCGCCGCAGCAGACAGGCTCCCGATCATGTGGGGAAGACCGATTGGGTAGGCCCCGCGCCACGGCACGAAGGGCCACTCAATCATGTGAACCAGCTCTTCTTGCTGTTCGTCGTCAGGATCCCAATTGCGGAAGATCGCCAGCACTTCCTTCGTGGTGTGGTCAATGGTGACAAGATAGGGGGCGAGGCCAAAGTTATCTTCAAAGTCGAGGAAGCAGGCGATCTCGAAGACCGTCCGCATCCCGTCTTCGTTGTAGCTATTCTGCTCCTTGCCCTCGATCTTGTTGTTGGCCTTGGCAGGGCCGGTCAACTCAGGCTCCTGCGGGGCAACAAGATTAATTTCGCGATACATGCCGGTGCCGACACGCTTTTCAAACTCAAGGCGCGTCAGGTACTGAACATGCGTCTTGCGCTCCGAGGTGTAGAAGCTGGTGGCGCTATAGGGCAGGTAAACGTCGTCGATGGGGACGAAGATCGACATGGGCCGATTGCGCTGCTCGTCCCAGACCATCTTCATGTACTGAGCGCCGCCAAGCGGGATCTGCGTGGTCAACTGCTCAAGCTCAGGCCTGAACTCGACCATCTGTTGCGTCAGCTGCCAGTTCATGAACTTCTGCTTGCGCTGGGCCTTCTCGCGCTTGGCTTGCGTCACTTCTCCGGGGATATATTCCTTGACAGGGCCGTTTGCTGGAAAAATTTCCTTAATCACGCGAGACGAGAAATCTACGCAAGCCTCAGTCAGCATGGGGTGCACAACCTTGGACGCGCCCTGAAAGTCAGCGCCACCGGGAGCGTCATCGCCCAGACCAGTGCGGCGCAGGCCCTCTTCATACTGTTTGTCGCGTAGAGACCGGGCTTCTTTGTCGCGCTCGATGAACTCCAGCAACTGGCTGGAGATGGCCATCATGTCAGAGTTCCCCATGTCCTCGGCGAGGTTCGCATAGAACTCGGCGTTCTGAGCTAGGTCAGGCTCATCAAGCGTTACTGTCGCAGAGCCGTCTTCATGCTCTTCGACATCGCTCTCGGCATCGGGATCCATGTCAACTTCGGTGCCCGTCTGGTCTTCATTCATGTTACGACCTTGTCAGGTTTGATAGCGGAGAGCTGCCATTAGCATACCCGACATTGGGATTTTGCGCTATTGGCGACGGTGTAGGTCTGGCGTTGACATTCGGTGTGGCAAGCGTGGCTAGGCCCGGCTGGATGCTGGGCACGGCTGCGGCGACTGATGGAGCCATCGGCGAGGCATGTGGCGCGTCAGACCCGTAGGCGTCGCTCTGGTACATGCCTGGCGGCTGGGCGATGGATCCGACAGCACCAACGCCGTCCGTGAACGCCATCGTCGGCTGGGCCGAGACAAGGGGCGTCATAGGGGGCGAAAGGGGCTGCACAAGGCCGCCATCGGCAAAGTATTGGTCAGCGTTGAAGTAGCCGCCATCAGCCGCAGCAGGAACCATCCCATAATACTGGCGCTCGGGGCCCATGCCATACCGATAGAGGTTGGACCCCGCACCAAGGTACTTGCGCAACTCAGCTCTGGGAGCCTCAACAGGGGTTGTGATCACGGGCGTGGTGATGACCGGCGTTGTGTCTGGGATGACAGGCAAAACAGGCGCTGGGGTTACTTCGCTGCCGCCGCCTTGCTCAGGCGTTGTAACTAAAGACGTGGGAGAAACCCAAGGCGTAGCGGTGGTAGTTGTATCAACAGATGCGTCTGGAGTTTTGGTTGTTGGGAAGGCCTTGGTAACCGTCAATGGCAGCACGTCAGGCGTTGGGGTGATGTCAACAGAAGTATCTGGCGTGTCAACCGTAGGCTTCGCAAAAGACTTAGCAACCGTCAATGGCAGCACGTCAGGCGTTGGGGTGATGTCAACAGAAGTATCTGGCGTGTCAACCGTAG